CATTACCCCAAGGAGTTAAAATTGGGGGAGAGTTAATATTATCCTTTACAAAAATAGAAACATTACCAAAAGGTTTGATAGTTAAAGGTGGTTTGGATATTGCTGGAACACCATTAGAAAAATATTCAGATGATGAATTAAGAAAAATGGTTAAACCTGGAGTTATAAAAGGTTCAATAATTAGAGATTAAAAAATTTGATTTTACAAAAAAAACAACTATATTTATACAAACAAATAAAAAACAATACCTATGGATGAAAAATTCTTTGTTGCCAGATTAACTTTTTCTCTACCTGATGAGAATACTGGTAAAATGAAAAAAGTAAGAGAAGAGAAATTAGTTAAAGGTTATTCTGTAACAGATGTTGAAGCAAAAGTTACAGAAAAGTATAAAAACTTTTCCCAAGATTGGAGAATAACAGCAGTTTCAGAATCAAAAATTGATGAGGTTTTTGTTTAAAACAAATAACTTTTATCGTAAACCCCTAGCATAAATAATGTTAGGGGTTTTTTTATTTTAAAAATAATAATGATAATCAGTAACTTTTTTACTTTTTGATATATTTATTATAAAAATAAATAAAAATTATGCAATCTGAAAAAAATTTAGTAGAAGAAGCACTAATTCAAATGAAACAAATTGAAGATGTGCTTGCAGAAAACGCAAAAGGAATACTTGCTTCAACAATGAAGGAAGAAATCGAAGAATTAGTTAAAGAATCTTTAAATGAGCAAGCAGATATTGAAGATGATGAAACTGATTTAGATATGGAAGATGATATGGATATGGAAGATGATATGGATATGGAGGATGATATGGAAGATGATATGGAAGATGATATGGATATGGAAGATGATATGGATATGGAAGATGATATGGATATGGAAGATGATATGGATATGGAGGATGATGTTATTGATATGAGGGGAGCATCACAAAGTGAACTTTTAAAAGTATTTAAAGCAATGGATGATGAAGATGGTATAATTATATCAAAAGATGGTAATGATATCTCATTAACTGATGATGGTGATGAATATTTAATAAGACTAGGAGAACAAATAGAAGATTTTGATTCAGATATGGGGAAAGGTAAACAATATTCACGTATGGTTCGTCATCTTAGTAATCAAATGGATGATGGTGATGATGATTTAGAGGATGATTATATCAAGTCAAGTTATGGTGATGAAGAAGATGATGCTCAAGAATATGGTATGAGATATTTTAATGACGACGATGAAGAAGGTGATTTTGAACCTTTTGATGACGAAAACGAAGATATTGATGTGGACTATGCTATGAGCAAAAGACTTGGTTTGAAATATTTTAATGACAACAAAGAAGAAGATGATGATATGGAAGATGATATGGAGTTAGAAGAAGATGATACGCAATCAACAATTGATAAAATTTTTGAAAAAGCAAATAAACATAGCAATGTTATTTATGAAATAGAAATGGAAGACGAAGAAGAGTTTGATGTAGAAGATGATGGTTATGAGATGGAAGATGAGGATTATGAAATGGAAGATGATGATTATGAAATGGAAGATGATGAAGATTTTGATTGTTCTAATTTTAGCACTTCAGATTATTTAGCCAAAAATCCAAAAGCAACTATTTCTGATGTGTATGATTACTTGAAAGAAAAAGGTTGTTTAAATGGTGGCGATGGTAATGTTGGAGAGAATTATAATTATTTAGGTGAGGCTAAAAAGACTTCCAAATTTAAGTACAAGATGGCTAAAAACGGTTTTAATGAAAAAATGAAAGAGGGTCCTAAAAAAATGGGAACAGGTAAAGCCAAATTTAACTATGACAAATCCGCAGCAAATGTTGATGGGAAAATGAAAAAAGTTACAACTGGTAAAAAACAAGAAACCAAAGAAGCATCAAGAACTTACGGAATGGGAAGTAAAGCAGGTAGAGGTCTTAGAAAAGGCGTAACACCAAATAGAAATTTACATTTAGAGGCTCTGGAAAACCAAGTTTCTGAATTAAAACAAACAAATAATGATTATAAAAAATCATTAAACATTTTTAGAGAGAAACTAAATGATGTTGCAGTTTTCAATGCTAATTTAGCATATGCAACAAGATTGTTTACTGAACACTCAACTACTAAAAAAGAAAAAATAAACATTTTAAGACGATTTGATAATATTCAGACATTACAAGAATCTAAAAACTTGTATTCTGCTATTAACAATGAATTATCAAAAGATTCAAATTCGTCTTTAAATGAGTCTGTTAACCGTAAGATTTCAAATGTTGCGTCAACAGGTTCATCAGCTAACTTAATTGAATCAAAAACTTATGAAAATCCTCAATTTTTGAGGATGAAGGATTTGATGGGTAAATTAGGTTAATAAATTAAATAAAAAAAAATAGAAAATGGGAGCATTATTAGAATCAGGTCTTGTTGGTAATATTGGGTTGAAACACCTAAAAGTTATCAAAGAAGATACAATTAACAAATGGAATAAATTAGGATTCCTTGAAGGCTTAAAAGGTCATTTAAAAGAGAATGTTGCACAGTTATATGAAAACCAAGCATCATATCTTATTAACGAAGCGGCTAGTACATCTGATACTGGTGCGTTTGAAACAGTTGTTTTCCCAATCGTTAGGAGAGTATTCTCTAAATTATTGGCTAATGATATTGTATCTGTACAGGCAATGAATTTACCAATTGGTAAACTGTTCTTCTTTGTACCTCAAATCCAAGAAGCAAATTCTGGTGCACACTATTCACCATATGGTGCTCCAGGTGCAGCAGATACTCAAACACCAACTACTGGTTATGGTAGTGGAAAAAATTTATATGATAGATTTTATGAAGGTAATGAGCCAAGCTTAAGGTCTTTATGATTATTCAAAAGGACAATATAGTGCAGTTACTGCAACAGGTACTACAGTTGTTTGGAGTGATGGTTCATTAGTTACTTCAGGTTATTCAGCAGGTAATTATAGAAGAGTTATACTAGCTTTGACAGGTTTTGGATCTGATGGTGAAGGTAAATTAATTGGACCTGATGGTCATCCAATGGATAATGAAAGTTTCTTGGCTGGTTTGACTGTTTATGCAAGTACATCAGCAGGTGGTGCATTCTCTGGTGTTACAACAGCATCTGGACTTGGCAATCCATTATTGTTTAGAGTTGTTACACAGAAATATGCAAAAGGGCTTGTTCAATATGGTTCTGAGAATACAATAACTTTCCCTAGTAGTAGAACAGGAGGTGGATCATACAATGATTTATCAACACCTGCTGGTGTTGTTTATCTTGAAGTTGATTTACAAAGACCTGCAACAGTTGGTGCAGATTCATTAGATGGTTACACAGGTTTCACAACATCAATTTCAGGTACAGCCGCAACTGACTTTACAGCAACTTATAGAATTTACAAGAGTTTAGAATTTGAAGATAAAATTGGTGAGGTTTCTTTTGATTTACAATCAGTTACTGTTTCAGTTACAGAAAGAAAGTTAAGAGCACAATGGTCACCAGAAATGGCACAAGACGTTGCTGCATTCCATAACATTGATGCTGAAGCAGAATTAACTGCTTTATTATCAGAGCAAATTGCAGCTGAGATTGATAGAGAAATTTTAAGAGACCTTAGAAAAGGTGCTGCTTGGAATTTACGTTGGGATTACAATGGTTGGAAGAGATTGGGTACAAACGCTATCCCTTACACACAGAAAGACTGGAATCAAACATTAATCACAACTATTAACCAAGTATCAGCACAAATCCACAAATCAACATTGAGAGGTGGTGCAAACTGGATTGTTGTTTCTTCTGAAGTTAGTGCAATTTTTGATGATTTGGAATACTTCCACGTATCAAATGCATCTCCTGACCAAGACCAATACAACATGGGTATTGAAAGAGTTGGTACATTAGCAGGTCGTTACCAAGTATATCGTGACCCTTACTTCCCAGCAAACCAAGTGTTAATGGGACACAAAGGAACATCATTATTAGACACTGGTTATATCTATGCACCATATGTACCATTACAATTAACACCAACAATGTATAATCCATTCAACTTTACACCAATTAAAGGTATAATGACAAGATATGCTAAAAAACTAGTTAACAACCGTTTCTACGGTAGAATTACGGTTGATGGTGTTAGAACATTTGACTTACAAGAGTTAAGATAATCAATTTTATATTGATATAATAGGAAGGGTTGCATTTTTTTGCAACCCTTTTTTTATTTGCATATATTTATTAATAAAAATTTTATGGAAAATAAGCCATCATTTTTTAATGAAGATTTAAGAGTTTGGTTTGGTGATAAGAAAAAACCAAAAGGTAGCAATCAACCCAAAGGTCCTTGGGTTAATATATGTAGAAAAGATTCAAATGGTAAGCACCCCCCCTGTGGCAGAGAATCTGATGATAAGGGTGCATATCCTAAATGTAAGGCGGCTGGTGTTGCTAGTAAGATGAGTGATGCTGAAAAGAAGTCAGCTT